GCTGCTGGTAAGTACGCTTTACAAGAAACTAAAGCTGATAGTTTAGCAAAGTTAGCAACAGCTAAAGAAAAGAGAAAAGCTCTTTCAGCGTTATCAACTCAATTCAGAGATGAAAAGTTTAAAAGACAGCTTGAATATATTAAACACAATAATAATATGGAAATTAAAATAGCTGAAGCTAATTTCAAACCTATAGATGCAAAAGGTAAAGTAACTACACAGACACTTCAAGGTAACAATTTTCTCAAAGTAGATACTGCTTTTATTACAGGATCAAAAAATAGAGTGTTCTTAGCACCTGTTCAACAAGCAGAAAAACACGCTAATATGTATGTTAATGTATTAGAAGCACAAGGAAGCATTACTGAAATGCAAAACATTTTGAAGTCAGTGGGTCAAAAAGGAGGCGGATCAGCATTTTCATTGTTAGGTGGTAGAGTTAAAGAATTTCTAAAACCTCTTGGTATTGGTGACACGGATTATTCAAAAGGAATCGATGAAATTGTTAGTGATAAAAATATTTCAGCAGAAGCTAAAGTAACTGCAATACAAGATAGATTAATTTCACAATACAAAAAGTTCTTAACAAAAGAATCTGGTAATGGAGTATCTGAAGGCGATATAAAAAGACTAGAATTATTAGTAAGTAGAATTAAACTTGGACAACCTATTGACCAAAACATTAATAGATTAGAAGAACTTAGAACAATATTTGATGCACCACAAAGAACATTAGAAGGTCAATTTAATTCATTTTCAAAACGAGAAAATTTTAGAAATGATGAAGAATATAATAAAACTATGGCTATTATTAACAAAGCCATATCAACAGGAACTGATAATACTTATTCTTCTAGTATTAAAAATGGCGTATTTACAATTGATTTAAGAAAGAAATAAATTATGGGTAACGTACAGTTAAATACCCCAGAAGGGGCAATTAATATACTTATCGAAGGCGACCAGCCTAATGTTGAAGAAAGAATAAAGATAGCCAACATATTAAGAGATAGAGGAGCTGGTAAGCAAGTTAGTAACGAGGCTTCTGAACAAGATAAGTTAGAACAATTGTTCGATACTAACACAGGAATTAAAAGTGCTTCTTTGCGAGCTGCATTGTCAGCAGCCGAAAATAACGATGAAGAAGCAGCTATACTAGCTAAATTTGACATAGGCGAAGACTTATATGTTCGTGATAAGCGTGGTAGATTAGCTCTTACACCTGAAGGTGCGGCTAAGTTTGGACAAGAAACAGATAAAAATATACTTATAGATGAAGATGGCTTTAGTCGTTATGACTTAGCTGATCTTGCTGGAATAGCACCAGAGCTTATTGGTGGTATTGGTGGAGCTATTGCAGGACAGATAGCCATACCTATTCCTATTCTTGGTGCAGCTATCGGAGCTGGATTAGGAGCTGGTGGTGGACAAGGTGTTGAAGAGATTATTGAAGCTGGTGCTGGTGTATCTAGGCAATCGGCTGGAGAAATAGCTAAAGACATAGCGACAGAAGCGGCTATAGGTTTTGTAGGCGATGGATTGTTTGGCCTTCTTGGTAAAGCGTTTGGTATTGGTAAAAAATCAATGACTGCTGGTAAAGAATTAACAGCCGAAGAACTTGAGATTGCTGGAAAATCAATTGAAATGGACATTTTACCTAGTCTATCAGCAATCCGTGCGCCATCAGTTATAGCTAGAACACAGGCTATTGGAGAGAAAATATTTAAAACTTCTGATCGTTTAAAGAAAAACGGTGAGGTCATGGCTCAAAAAATAAATGATTTTAAATTACAAGCTGGATCAAATACTGCTGACGAAGCGGGTGATGCTTTGCTTCAAGGTTTAAAAGAAAATAACAAAGCACTCATTAAAGCAGAAGAAGAAGCAAGAAAAGCTGTATTAAAACAATTTGAAGATACAGCTAATTCTTTTGGGGCTGCGTTAAACAGAAATTCAAGTATTGATAACGAAGCGTTTGAATTATTGGCAGAAGCTCAAACAGGTTTTAATGGTTTAATGACTCAAAACTTTAAAGCAGTTGATAAATTAATGGAATCAACTATTGGTGCAAAAGGTTTTATTCCAATAAAAGAATTTGATACAAAGGTTAATCAACTTCTTAAAGATTATGCTGGTGCAAACGATATGTCGAGTAAAGTTATTATAGGAGCTTTAGAAGGACTGCGAAAAGTTGGGGGTAAAAAATTTAATAACCCAGCATCTTTTAATCAATTATATATTTTAAGAAAATCATTAAATGATACAGCTATGAGTAATTCGTCAACTGTCAAAGATACTCTGCAACCATTTGTAAAAGATATAGACAGAATATTAAATAGCACAGATTTAGAAGCGTTAGCTCAAGGTGCTAAAATGACAGGTGATGAAGTTGATTTGTTAATGAAAGCATCTGGAAGTTTAAATAAAGCAAGAGCTGATTTTGCTAAAGGAAAACAACTTTTAGAAGATTTAGATGGAAATAAAGTTTTAAAAGATTTAGATGATTTTGTAAGAAATAACGTAGAACCCATAGATCCTAAAATATATAAAGATTTGATAAAACCAAATAGTCCTAAATTTTTACAAAAAGCATTTGCAGTTTTAGATGAGTTTGGAAGACCTGGTGCTTCTCAAACATTAAGAGAAGAATTGTCAAATAACTTTGTTAAAGATGCTTTAACAAAGTCTGGTATTGACTCATTTAGCACGGTAGCATTTAGTGGTAAGGCATTTGCTGATGCAATTGATGGTCTTGGTACAACTGGTAAAATTTTATTTGGTGGAGACACTCAATATAATTCAATAAAATCATTAGCTAATCAAGTTAGAATAACATCATTAGGCAAAATAGATGATAATATTATTGATAATGTAATAAATCAAGGCGGTAGTCAGGATTTAAAAGGGTTGTTACAAAGCGTTAAGGATGCTCAAGTTAATGTGCATAATTTACAAAGTAGCAGTGTTAGAAATAAACTGGCTAATGGTAATTTAAACACTACAGAAGCTGGGGAGCTAATAGCGAACAATTCCACTAAAGCAAATGAAATACAAGAAATAAAAAAATACTTTGAAAGTCAAAATGACACTGAATCCATTGCTAAAATTCAAGGTTATTTTATGAATAGTTTGATTGATGACTTTGGTGAAACTGTTATGACGGATGCTAAAAAGTTAAATAAATTTGCTGATCGTATGTTAGAAGCATCAAAAGGAAATAAATTAAATGTTCTTTACGGAGATGCAATGGGTAAGAACATGACAGAGTTTGCTAAAATACTAAAGTTTAATGCAAGAACTGCCGAAGGTGGTGATCTTGTAGCTGCTAATATAGCGGCCAGTCCTTTGCAAAATCTTGGTAAATTAGCTAAATTTACTCTTTTAGGTAGATATTTAACATCAGCTCCTTACTACAGTCAGATCGTAAAACAATATAAAAACGGTGTAAGAACTGTAAAGACAGAAGCAGAAAGGGCTAAAACTCTCGGTCAAGTTATGAGAAACGCTTTCTCTCAAGCACCTGGTCAGTTTGTGCAATCAGGTATAAGTGAAGGAGCAGATCAAATAAAAGCTCTTGCAGACAACTCTGGAATTACTTCAGCTTTAAAAAATACAGCTAATCAAGTGCGAACAAATGTTCGGCCTCCAGCTCCTACAGGTACTGGAATAAACGTAACTCCTCCAGCATCTAACACAGGATTAGGACAAATAAATGTTAATTCACCAGGCACAGGGGCTTTATTAGGTCTTAGTCCTGTAAACCAAGCAATAGCAGCAAGGCAAACACCATGAACGTAGAACAATTACGAGAAGAACTAAAAGAAGACGAAGGATGTAAGTACGAAATATATTTAGACCATCTTGGTTTGCCAACGCATGGTATAGGACATCTTATTACTGAATGGGATGAAGAATACGAAAAGCCAGTAGGCACACCAGTATCAGAAGATAGAGTTAATAATTGTTTTCAAACTGATGTTCACGGCACAGTAGAAGAATGCAAAAAGTTATTTGATAACTTTGATGATTTACCTGAAGATGTGCAATTAATTTTGTGCAATATGATGTTCAATATGGGCAGACCAAGATTATCCAAATTTGTAAAATTTCGTGCTGCTATAGATAATAACGATTGGCTTGAATGTGCAACTCAAATGGAAGATTCAAGGTGGCACAAACAAGTAACCAATCGTGCTAATCGTTTGATAAAAAGAATGGAAAATTTAGGTGTTAAAGAACAGGTCGCTTAATTACTAAGCGTACCTAAACCTAAACGAGTTACTTTATTATCGTCCTTAAATCTTTCTTCATAATCTTTATCCACCCAGATAGAAATTTGTTGACGAATATTACGTCTTTCATCATCACAAATACGTTTTAGTTTATGATAAGTATCAGTATCTATCCCAATTGACTTGAATTTTGTTGGATCTGCCATTATAGTAACTCCTATGTATTCTAATAATAAACGAATTATACCCAGAAAAGTTGGGAAACCCAACAAGTATTTTGCAAAAAAGACAGTTGCAATGGGATTAAAGTTTGATTCTAGGTGGGAAGCGGAGCGTTGGGGTCAGTTAAAAGCTATGGAACGAGCTGGTGTTGTTGACCAATTAGATAGACAAGTAACCTATTTATTAGAAATTAATGGACATAAAATATGTAAATACATTGCTGATTATACATATTTATTATTAGACGAAGATGGACTATCAAGATTTATTGTGGAAGACGCTAAAGGCGTTGTCACACCAGAGTTTAAGCTAAAGAAAAAACTCATGTTAGCCATACATGGTATAGATGTTTTGCTCTCTTTTAAAAATAAATGATAGAACAGGTATTGACTTTGTTGTAACTAGTGCTATATATAAGTTTCTAGTGTAAATAAAAAAGGAGGTCAATCATGGCAGAATTTACAGACTATTTTGAGATTAGTGAGGTAGAACTTATTAATTTTCGTAAGTCTCTTGAGAAAAAAATAGAGACTGACAAACAAGAACTAAAGATTATCAACGAAGCATTTGAGCAAAGATTTGGTAATATTGCTCGTAATAGATTACGAGAACAAGGTAAGGACTTTGGTTCTACTAGTATTATGGTTACAAATAATATAAAACTTAATGCTACATTTAGAAAGAAAGTTGAGTGGGATCAAGTTGGTTTGATGACAGCTCTTGATACTATGGATCAACAGGATGCAAGGCATTATGGTAAAATAAGTGTTACTATAGAGGAAAGAAAGTATACTTCTGCTCCTCCAGCTATCAAAGCTAAATTAGAACCACATAGAACTGTGGAATTAGCAGGATTAACTTTTAAATTGGAGGAAGTGGAATAATGACTTTAAATATAATTACAGCAGAACAGCGAATGGCTGAGAAAAAAGGTCA